ATGCTGATCTAACTAACTGTGATTTTTTAGTAGTTACTGGCGCATTTACGTAAGAGGTAGCTAATGGCGAATACTACTTCAGGTACGACTACTTTTGATAAGACGTACGCCATCGATGATATTATCATGGATGCCTATGAACGAATTGGTTTAGTAGGTAGCTCAGGTAATCAAATTCGTTCGGCTCGTAGATCATTAAATATTTTATTTCAGGAATGGGGCAATAGAGGACTTCACTATTGGGAAGTGGGTTCAACTAATGTGACGTTAACCGAAGGTGCGTCTACATATACTTTTTATCGTTCTACAGGAGACGGCACAAGTTCTGCTTGTGTTACTGATGCTAATGTAGCAGACACATCAATTTATGGATTTGCTGATATTGAGCAATGCTCTTTTCGTCAATACAATAATAGTAGTGGTGGAACTCAGGCCGATACTACGATGACTAAAATTGATAGATCAACGTATGCTGGCTATGGGGACAAAAAAACAAAAAGCACCCCTTCTAATTTTTGGGTTCAAAGATTCATTGATAAAGTTACATTAACTATTTACCCAACTGCAAATGCATCAGCAGCTGGTTCAACTAACAAATTAAAAATTTTTTATACTAAACGAATTGAAGATGCAGGTGTCTTTACGAATGCAACTAATATACCTTATCGTTTTGTTCCTTGCATGACAGCAGGGTTAGCTTTTTACTTAAGTCAAAAGTTTGCTCCACAACGTTCACAAGAAATGAAACTTTTTTACGAAGATGAATTAGCAAGAGCTTTAGCGGAGGATGGATCACCGTCGAGTACTTATATTACTCCTAAGACGTATTATCCAGCAATGACATAATGGCAAATTATTCACAAGGTAAATATGCAAAAATGATTTCAGACCGATCTGGTCTTGCATTTCCTTATAGGGAAATGGTTCAAGAATGGACAGGTATGTGGGTGCATAGTTCTGAATATGAACCTAAACAACCACAACTAATGCCACGACCCGTGATCGGTGATCCACAAGGATTGGCTCATGCAAAACCTTCACGTAAGGCTTTTGCAACACCCGTGGTTTTAGATAACAATCCTTTCACGACAACTGGAAGTAGCACCTCGGTTACAGTTAAATGTAAAAATCAACCATGGTCCACAGATGATTATATTCGATTTACGAACGTAAATAATGCGGTTGGAGGAGTAGCTAAATCTACTTTAGAATTATCAACGACTTTAAATGGAAATATTACAGATAGTGCTACGAGTTTAGTATTAGCAGATAGCTCTCAATTTCCAGCTCCTGGTTATATTGTTATAGAAAATTTTGTTCAGCCTACAGGTGAGACTATAGATTACGATGAAGGGAATGATGTAAGTGAAACAATTTACTATACAACAAACACTACAGCATCAAATACTTTATCAGGATTAACTCGAGGAACAGCGGCTCCTGTTGGAGGGATTACTCCTTTAAGTACTACTGCAACAAGCCATTTAAGTGGAGCTAAAGTATATGGCTCTTACAAAATTACAAAACAAACAACCACTGAAACTATTGCATCTCCTCCTGGATCAGTTACAGTTAGTAATAGTTTTACGTTTAGTTTAAAAAATAATGCGTCTAGCACAGCAACCGGCGGAGGGTTTTTTGCTTTTGGTGGACCAGTGAATATGAGACCTTAATGATAAAATATATAAAAAACTTATTTAAGAAATTGTTTGGAAAAAAGGAAGTTGTAGTAGCGCCTACACCTGCTCCTAAACCAGAACATTGCGTAACTCATACTCGTTACAAAAAAAGCTGTAAAGCTTGTCAGGAGATTGTAGCATAATGTCAGGGATTAGTTATACAACATTAGTAACTATGATTAGAAACTACACAGAAGTAGGGGATACGGTTCTTACTACAGCTGTTTTAGAAAATCTTATTTTAAATGCTCAACAAAGAATCATGATGGAAGTTCCAATTGATTCAGATAGAAAAGCTCAGACTGGAAGTTTAGTAGCTGGTCAAACAACTATTAACTGTCCTGCTGGAGCCCTTTTTATTAGAGGAGTTCAAGTTTATGATTCCACATCAGCAGTAACCGGAGCTAATGATTGGATGTTAAAAAGAGATAGAACTTTTTTACAAGAATATGTTCCATCTACCGAATCAGGTAAAAGAGGAAAACCTAAATACTATGCTATGTTTGGAGGAGCCACTGGTTTATCAGATACTCTTTCTGGAAGACTAATGTTTGCTCCAGTTCCCGATGCAGCTTATATGTTCAAAGTTCATTATAATGTAATGCCAGCGACGTTAGAGTCAGGTAATGAGACTAATTATATCAGTTTAAATTTCCCTCAAGGTCTATTATACTGTTGTTTAGCAGAGACTTATGGGTACTTAAAAGGCCCAATGGATATGTTGACACTTTACGAAAACAAGTATAAAACGGAAGTACAGAAATTTGCAGCAATGCAAATAGGTAGAAGACGAAGAGATGACTATACGGACGGCACAGTTCGTATACCAATTGAGTCTCCGCCTCAATAAACTAGGAGTAAACTATGGCAATAACATCGGCAGTTTGTACATCATTCAAGGTAGAACTTTTGGAAGGTAAACATAACTTTACTAATTCTACAGGTGATACATTCAAGATTGCATTGTATACAAGTTCAGCAACTCTAGGAGCCTCTACTACAGATTATGCCTCGACTAATGAAATCACAAATACATCTGGAACAGCTTATACAGCTGGTGGAAAAGCGTTAACAAATGTTACGCCCACTTCAAGCTCAACAACAGCTTACACGGATTTTTCTGATGTCTCATGGACGTCGGCATCTTTTACTGCTAATGGAGCTTTAATCTACAACACAACAACGGGCACAGGGTCAGGAACTACTGACGCTGTATGTGCCATTGCTTTTGGTGGAGATAAAACAGCAACTAGCGGAACTTTTACAATTCAATTTCCAACAGCTGACGCATCCGACGCGATCCTAAGAATAGCATAGGAGTTTAGCCATGGCTGATATAACTGTATCAGTAACTGGCGTACAGGCGATTGTTAATCCAACTCGCTGGAACGCTCAAAATACGCCTTATGGAGAAGGTGCATGGAATACAGGAGGATTCACTAGCGAAGATGTAATTCCAGGATGGGGTCATTTATCTTGGGGTAGATCTAATTGGGGTGATCTAGATATTTACGAAGAAGGTTGGGGAAGAAGTACCTGGGGTAATGAGCCTTGGGGAGGCACTCATAATAAAGTTGTTTCAGTTACAGGATTATCAGTTACAGCAAGTTTAGGAACGGTAACACCAGTTACAGCCGTAACTGTAGAACCAACGGGTTTAGAGGTCACATCAAGTTTAGGAACAGTCACACCAGTGACCGATGTCACTGTTGCACCAACCGGAGTATCTTCAACAGCATCGATAGGATCAGTAACAGTCGCTGATCAAGTTATGGGTTTAACAGGAGTCAGTGCAACTGCTTCTATTGGATCGGTAAGTGTTATTGATCAAGCAGTCGGAGTATCATTAGATGCAATGACAGCGGGAATAGGCTCCGTTACTATTCCAAATGTAGGCGTTCCATTAACAGGAGTTGAAGCAACCGCTTCATTAGGTACTCCAGTTATTTTTTCAGGAGTGGTAGTAGCACCAACCGGTCTAAGTGCTACCATGTCTCTTGGAAGTGTAACTCTTCCAAACGTAGGTATTCCATTAAGTGGTTTGGAAATGACTGCTTCTGTAGGAGAATTGAGTCCTGCTACAGTGACAGGAGTTTCAATGTCAGCAATGACAGGCTCGGTAGGCTCTGTAGTTATTGAATCTAAATACGCAGTTACTGGATTATCGATGACTGCTTCTTTAGGAACGATTGCAGAAATAGACGATCAAGTTGTAGGATTCTCAATGGATGCTATGACAGCATCAGTTGGAGTCCCTGGAATCATCCATTACGCGGATGTTGACACGGGATCAAATACGTCTTATAGTAATGTTTCAACGGGTTCGAATATATCCTATTCGGATGTTGCAACTGGATCAAATACCAGCTATACGGACGTAGACGGCAAAGCAGCTTAGGAGAATAAAATATGGCATCGACATATACAAATTTAGGTGTAGAAAAAATGGCTACTGGCGAGAACGCCGGTACATGGGGAACAAAAACTAATACAAACTTAGAAATTCTAGAACAAATAGCAGGTGGCTATAAAGCTCAATCTATTGCAGGTGGAGCACAGACTACAACATTAACCGTGTCTGATGGCGCAACAGGCGCTACAATGGCAACTAAAGTCATTGACCTCACAGGGACAATTACCGGAAATCAAATTGTAACCATTCCTGATGGAACGGAAATGCAATATGTAATAAAAAATTCTACGAGCGGTGGTTATACCGTTCAAATTAAAGGAGCATCCGATTCAGGCTCTGGATATACTTTCTCAACAACTAATAAAAAAACAGCTCTCATCTATATGGATGGGTCTGATGTTAATGAAATCACTACTGGTGGAGATGTCGTTGATGACACTTCTCCTCAATTAGGTGGGGACTTAGATGTCAATGGATATGATATTGTTTCCACATCTAATGCAGATATTGATATTGTTCCTAATGGAACTGGAGATGTAGTTTTAGCAGCGGATACTGTTAAAGTTGGAGATGCGGCAGCAGCAGCTGTTTTAACTTCTAATGGTGCTGGAACTTTAACTGTCACTACAGGAGGAACAGAAAATTTAATTTTAAATACTAACGGAGGAACTAATTCTAGTAATATTACTATTACGGATGCGGCTAATGGAGATGTTACAATTAATCCAAACGGTACAGGCGATTTTGTTATTCAAGGAAATTCTGATCGAGCTGGAAGAATAAAAATTTATGAAGACACTGATGCTGGAACTAATTTTGCAAGTTTCACAGTCGGTTCTTTATCGGAAGATACGACTTATACATTACCAACGGCACTTCCTACTACTACAGGCGATGCCCTAACTTCTACAGATGCAGGCGTTATGTCTTGGACAACAATCTCTGGTGGTCAATCATGGCAAGCGGTTAAGACAACTGGTTTTACTGCAGTAGCGGGTGAGGGGTATTTTTGTAATACGACTTCAGCTGCATTCACAGCAACATTGCCTGCTTCAGCATCACAAGGAGACGAAATTAATTTTATAGATTACGCAGGAACTTTTGATACAAACAATTTAACAATAGGAAGGAATTCACATAAAATTCAAGGCTCAGCTGCTGATTTAACAGTAGCTGTAGAACGAGCTGGTTTTGCTTTAGTTTATGTTGACTCAACACAAGGCTGGCTATTGAAGGATAAATAATCATGGCTACGTATAAAGGTATACAGGGCTACACAGTTCAAAAACTATCAGACGATCCTACGGCGAGTGAAGTCGAAGGACAGCTTTGGTATAATTCTTCAACAGGAAAATTTAAACTAGGAACAGCAGGCGCAGGAGCGTGGGCTTCAGGAGGCACAATGCCGGCTAATTACTATAGTGGAGCTTATTGTGGTACACAAACTGCGGGAGTGTTTACTGGAGGAATTCCTGGAGAAAGTACCAATACTTATTTATATGATGGTTCTGCATGGACTAATTCACCAGCCGCTTTAAATGATGGACGACATTATCTATCTTCTACTGGAATTGGTACCCAAACAGCAGCACAAGTTATGGGTGGAGAAAGCCCTGCTATTGTGGCAGTAACCGAACAATTTAATGGAACAAGCTGGACGGAAGTGGGAGATTTAACTTATGCCAGGATTGCCATATGTGGAGCAGGAACTCAGACCGCGGGACTTGCAATGACAGGAGGACATACCTCAGGTGCTGATTCTACTACTTATGTGGAGTCTTGGGACGGAACTTCATGGACGAATGCAACAGCCGCGCCTCATAGTAAAAAATATGCAATGGGCGGAGGAACGCAAACTTCAGCATTCACAGCCGGAGGAACTCAATACCCACCTAATGTAACTCAATTAACGACCTCAGAAACATGGGATGGAACTTCGTGGACTGAAGAAGCTGCTCTTAATACAGGAAGAGGCGATGGCTCTCGAGGCGCGACCGATGGCTCAAGTGGTATTATTTTCGGCGGAGATAATGCCCCTACTAGAGCAAAAACTGAAAGTTGGAACGGAACAGCATGGAGTAGTGAAACAGATTTAGGAACAGGTAGAGGAGGCACAGGAGGAAGTGGAACATCCATAGCGGCAATAGCAGCTGGAGGAAATCCTCCTAATACGGGACTTACAGAAGAATGGACAATTCCTGACGCAATTAAAACCTTTACGGCATCGTAAAACTTGCATATGATTTAAAAATATGCTATATTGGAGAAAGAATGAATAAAGGAAAACGTAACATCCAACAGCACGCCGATAAGGAAGTTAAACACCTTATGGTTTTACTTGATAAGTCTCAGGCCTCTGAATTTAAAAAGATGGTTCCTGAATTACAAGACACTTGGATGAAGAAACAAATGTTTAGAACCGAAACAGAAATGCGTTTCTCGGTTCTATCCGATAATAAATATGGAACGAATGCTGCAAAGTATTGGCAATCCGTTCGTGAACAAAATACCCATTTTGAAAA